CTTCTCGAAAGAATGGTGGATCTTTTTGGCAGCATGCGCAGATTTGCTTTCCAAAACCTTGAACTGCTTACCGGCAGATTCAAATGACGAGTGGAAGGAGCCTTGCAATTTCCCTCCCACTTCGAACATCGTTACATAGGTTTTCGCAGCCATCTATTTCTTTGCTCTGCTTTCTCTGACCATTTCTCCGAGCACAACGGCCCACTCAACAAATTCGCTCAATGTCATGTCCAGCCAGTGATCGACTGGTGTGCTCGTGTGGGACGACATCGCGGCTGCTGTTCGCCGTATCGTTTTAGCAAGCGATTTATCGAATGGGAAACCTATTTTTTTTGAGCTTCAGCGAATAGGGTAGCGACAGCATTCCCATCGAGAAGAGACAGCTCCATGAAGTCATTGGGAACTGCTCCGGCAGCAAACGCCGCCATAGCTAAGCCAATAGCCGTACTAGTCGCCTCACCAAATTCTCGCCTAGCGAATAATTCAGACTCGATTGAATGCCGAGTTTTGAGCAAACTGAAATCAAATGTTAGTTCCTTGGTCTCGTTGCCATTAACCAGAATAGGAGTTCTCAATTTGAGGGTAGTAACCGCGTCTTTTTTCATATGAACTAGCCTGGGTGTCAACAAAAAGAGAGCGCCCGAGACCACATTAGCCGGACGCCCTCATGTTTTGCGCGGTGCAAATTAAGATAGGCCGATAGCTGCTCGCGTGTCAGCTACCTCGTCCACACCGTTGATGATGCAGATGTAACGCTCTTTGTCGACGTGGATGACCTTCTTCTTATTCCAGATCACCTGTATCGCGGTCACTTCAAGTTGCACAGGCACTTCCTGTTTTTCTCCAACGGTCCATTTACCCAGATCAAACTCTTGCGGTAGCCATTCAATCAGGATTTGCTCAGGCACAACATAGAGACCTGAGCCGCCTCCCTTTTTGTGCTGAATCCCAGCACGGCAATCTAACGACCCTCCGTCCTGGCTCAACAGTTGGGCACATTCCTCCCGAAACGTTTGAAAGTCCATACCAACGGTCATTGATTCAAATCGGCCCTTCGCGTTGTAGTTTGTACTGCCAAGGTGGCCAGCACCCTTAAACTCGACTTTTACATTGCTCATCTTCGGCAAGGTTAGATCGATCAAAGACGGCAATCTTTTCCCTTTGATCCAGCAAGTGTAATCTTCTAAATTTGTAGAAATATCAGGCATAGTTTTTCTTTCTTTTAGTCAGTAAGAGAAGCGAATCCGCTAGTGGTGAATTCAAGAATGAACTCAAGACTCTCAATCGGTGTTGGGCTTCCTTCGCCAATCCGGACCTTGTAGTGACCGTTCAAGATCTCGTTGTCAGGATTTTCTTCGTGGTCGAAGCGCACATAATGTTCGAGCAGGTAACCGGAGTTTTGTTGGTCAGCTAGCCAGAGGTTGATGTCATTAATAATCGCATCGATCTCTCGGCGATTACCCGGTTTATCAATCTTTTCGTCAAAGGTCGTGACTACCGTGTTCCCAATGAAGTCCATCTGGCGGCGGTTCGAGATGAACCTGTCTTTCACATCAGACGTACCAGGAAACGATGCGGTGTTGCTACCCCAAATAACCAAGCCGCGACGGGTGCTGCGTCCGGTAACTATTCCGAGCGAATTTAGATAGTTCGCTTCTGTCCTGGACAAGAAGACTGGGTTGCCATCGCCATCGTACATCGCATCTGCTTCGAGTTTCTTGTTCGAAGCCGATTCATACGGAACACCTCCATTAGCCGCGTCTAACCGCGCAGAACGCAGAGCATAATCGACCGAAAATCGGAATCGTTTGTCGCCCATCCCCAAACGGAGGTAGCATAGGATTTGTCGATGCGAAGTGAGACCGTTAGTCGTTTTCCAGGCTTCGGCGTCTTGAAATTTCTTAACAACAGAGAGATCGACATCGCCCACGACCATGCACCTGTAACTGTCATCAAACAGCTCGGCCTTAGAAGCCAACGCCGTTAGGACGGGCGCATTCGAGCTAAAGGCCGGTGCCATTAGGTAACCAGCAACAACGTTAAACCGTGGGTGAATTTCCTCGATCAATTCAATGCCGGTCTTTTTTCCGTGTTGGTCTACCCCACCGATCACATCATCGGCGGTAACGGGCGTTGAGCCGATCTTGGAATAACCTATCAAAAGACCATCTGAGTCCTGTGGAATTGATCCATCGGGGAGAATGCTAATGACCATCTTCCCGTCGTCATTGTATTCAAGGCTATAGTCTCGATCGAGAACATAGCGGTGCCCAGTATCAGGGACGACCCTAGGTGAAGTCTTCTCATTCTTAGACACCCTCTCGGGCTTAGATATTTTCGATTCATCATCGTCTACCTGAACAACAATGGAATCGAAGATGACTCCATCAAACGGGAGGACGACTTTTTTGTCTTTCACAGCGAGCGGTGCAATCCCCATGTGAACGGCGTCTTTCATGGGATCGAACACGTTAATGAGGATGATCGGTGAAAACCGATACCTCTGGAAGGCCGAGTAAATTAACTCGCACAGATCAAATCTGCCCCAATCGAGGGACCAACCCACCGTTGCTAGTGCGTCCTGCAACGTCAAAAACATCAGGGGCTTGTTAACATTCTTTGTGCCGCCGAGTGCCAAGTGAACTGGCGCAGAGCCTATTGCAACAGAAATACCGCTGTCCGCGGTGATGACAGGTTCGACTCGTGTCGATATCTCAGACCAGCTGGCGCCGTGTTTATATTTAGAAGATGCCATTTGAGAATGGCACCTTGTCAACTCGCTCGGCTAATCATTCATCGTAAACCGTATCGGCGTGGGCGCTCTGCGGTGTTTCAATGCGCCACGTGGATGTGATGATCCCGACGAAGACCGGAAACGTGTCGTAATCCAAGGTCTGCCAATGATAGGGCATGGCGAGCGGAAAAGCGTTTGCAAGGATTCTGTACCTGAAAAATCGACGAGTGATTGAGTCGATGACATTGAGGGCGTCTTGGTGACCTTGCATATTGGGTGAATTATCCGCAACCCCGACCAGCAACCGAACCTGGGCAGTGCCGTCCTCCCATGTGTGCTCGGCTCCGCTGGCGTGGACGATTACCGACGGATAGTCAGTTACACGTTCAGCATCGATCTCGCCCGCACCATCGCGCGGGATGAATCCGGGGTAAACGTTAACTGGTACTAGGTCTCCATGTGAGTTTTTGAGTCGGTAGTCGGCGACTGCTTCTTTGACCGCCTCCACAACGGCTGACTGTAATGAGAAGAGACCGTACATCACCTAACCTTCAAAAGGCGTTCTACCTCGTGATCCAGACGTTTCATGAACATGTTGTCGATCGCCTTTTGGCTGGGAGGTGCAACCTCTTTGTGGGCAGCCATAGTTGCGGCAGAAGGGGATTTAAGTTCACGGATCTTTTCTCTATTCTTTTTCGCCATTTTGCTCCCCTTAACGCGCTCATAAACGCCGACGTGACCGTGATCGGGCATCTTCTGCACGAAAGCGTGAAAGAGCTTCTTCTTTGATCCGGTTAGAACAGCAACGCTCAACGACTTAGGCCGTTTCTTAACCTCACCTTTCTTAGTTTTCCCTGCCCAGACCAGTGTTCTAGGGGAAACATAAAAGTTATACAGATTGGGCGCTTTCCCCTCCACCTTTAACCGGCCCTTCAATTTGCTATATTCCCACTCCTCCTTAAGGTTCCCAGCGATTGTTTTATGCTTGTCTTTGGGATTCTTGGTATTAGCCCTAATCCTATATCGTTTCCTAATATTTTCGGATAATTCCCTCTTCCCAGTTTTGAGCGCTCTCTTTCCCGCACGGTTAACAGCCTTCTCAATCCCTTTGGGGATGTGACTCAAGATCCGCTTGGCCTCCTTAATTCCTTGCTGTGTGACAGTGATCATACTCTATCTCGCCCAGAGGGTAAAACTAACTGGGTCCTCCTTGATTTCAAAAACAGTCCTAACTTCCGATCCAATCTCAATTTTGTCACCGAACTTGACTGCTGGGCAGTCAGCACGCCGAACACCAACTTGCCAGACCTTCACGACATCATGCCGATGCTGATCAATGGTGAAATGCTCTCGTGTGACCAACGCCGTTACTTGAACACTGTTGATAAGCACAGCTTCCCCCGAGACATCCAAGAGGGCGTCAAAGCCCTCTGCAATTGTGTTGGATAGAATGTTGGGCATGCCAAAGGGGCGGGTATCACCCCGCCCCTGGTGTTCTTAATTTCTGATTAAGCGGCAACGCATCAGGGTTTCTTAGTTTCCGGCTTAGCTACATCGTCAGGCAAACGAGCGCTTTCAGGTTTCTTAAACCCCGACTTGGCAACGTCCGTCAAGCGAACGAGTGCTCGTGGGTTTCCAACTTGATAACCATACACAGCCTCAATGACAGCGTTGCGCATACCGGTATCATTAGAATACCACTCCCTGTACCCGAATGTCAGACCCGTTTCAGGATCGGAGACGGGCATCGCCTGATGATACAAGTTTCCGGGTTGCGGCTGCAAGTAGCGCATTGCAACTAACATTGCATCCGGTTTGACTGCGATCCCGTATGGAATATTCGCCGGCAGGACAACACTCTTGTAAATTTTGTCGAACGTGTCCACGGAAGGCACATCACCTTTTCGGATGACTTCGGCCCCACCGTAGTTCAATGCACTTTTAAGAGCCGGATATTTTCGCAGTGTGGCGTGAATAGCGGAATTAACAATCAGCGCTCGATTAAGCTCCGACCAAGACAATGCATCGACCACAGACGACAAGTCAATGATTTCATCGACGTCGAAAATCGATTTGCCGTTTTCGTCCTTCCTCAGACCGAACGTCTGCGAAAAAGTAGCAGCAACCACCTGCGAGAGAATGTCCTGAAACACAGCTTTCGCCAGCGCAAACCCTTTCTGCCGAGCGAAGGTCTCAAGCTCGATCTGCGGCTGTTCGGCAATCTCTTTGTCGGTTAAGCTCCAAGAAACGAACTTGTGCTTATTCAAGCTGACTTCGATCCCTTCAGCTTGTGCGCCCTGGATGAGATAGATGCCCTCAAAATCGGCGGCTGCGGCAGCTGCATCAACAAATTTGACGCGCACTTTGTCACCGCGTTCCTGCGGCAACGGTGAAGCGTTAATCGCAAAAGCGCGGACCGCTTGCAGGGTCGCAATATATTCTTCAAGCGCGATGTCCAGAAGAATCGTGTGTTTTAAATTCGTGAAATTGTTAGCCATAAAATTCTTTTAGGTTAAACCGTTGAATTAACTCTGAGACCAAATCTCCGATTGATGCTGCCTCAAAAACTCTCTGCGCTTGGCGACGTCAGTGATTTTATTAAATTGCTCAAGCAAACCCTCTTTGGTCACTTGCGTCTCCGCAGATGGAGCGTTCGAAACTGGGACGCCCATTGCTGCCAATTTGCGCTGCGTGAGAACGTCAGTGCTCACCATTTCGGTCCGCAGCGCCTCAAGAGCTTCAGTCGACGCCAAAGGTTTTAGGTCTTCCTTCGTGGCTAACTGCTTTAGTTCTTCCTTAAACGCGACACCAGAAATCAAAGTTTCGAGTTCATTGATTCGGTTCGCGAACGTCTCTAACTTCGCCGAAAGATCAGTGACTAACTTTTCTGCGAAGCTTGTTTTTTCGCCTTCCGGCGTCGCTTCTTTGTTCATATGTTTGCTCTCAGTGTCAACAATCGAAAAAAGTCCGTTGGCATTTGCCGCCGGAGTATCAACGATGTCGGCGCTGTAGATCTCGACGCACCGCGCACACTTCAAGCCGTCGACCTCCTCAATTTCACAAGAAAAGGAGATGGAAAGGCCGAATAGGTCAGGAATGGTTTCTGCCATTTCTATGACTTGAGAAAACCACTGCGAGTTCTTCAACAAGTGCAGATCAGCCCTGAGTTGTGAGCCATCGATTCTAAAGCTTTTCAAGACGCCCACGATATCCTTGGCGTCGGTGCCAT